ATTTAAAGCATGTTCGATTGTTTCCATAGAGAAGTTAGTATGTCTTCTGTATACTACCTTAAAAAAAGTAATTTGTGGATTACCTGTTAAATATACGTCTTGTGCTCCGTAAGCAACTAATTGCATTAAACCTCCTGCCATTATTTATTATATTATATAATAGTTCAACAAAAAAATTTTATTATTTATTATTTTTCATTTTCATTTTTCTATATAAATAATTTTTCATTGCCATCATCCTTCAACTCTCTCATATCATCATCTATACTATATATATTCATAACTTAGTATAGAATTGAACATAAGATAACTTATTACTCTTACTTTTTGTGCGTAAAATATGTGTTCCATATGAATGCACAAATGAAATTTTTTTAATATTTTCCAAATTATTATATTTAAATTAATCACAAATTTTTTTATATAAAAATTATTTTTTTATTGATATTATTTTTAAGTCAATGTGTATGCCAAACCAGCAAGTCCAGACATAACTCGCATAATATTGTAATTTGTTCCAAAAATCCATAAAGTATTATTTGAATTAAAAAAATTAAGATCCGGTAATTCAGAATCAAATGCAGTTAATGAAGCATCTTTAAACCATAATTGAATAACTACTTCTTCAATTCTAGATAAATTTGCAGTTCCAGATGGTTGATGTTCTTCTGGATATAATGAAAAAGAATATACATTTATTCCATCAGCTGGTGAATTTGAATGATGTTGATCTGGTTGAACATAATTAAAATAAGATCCTTCTAATCTATTAAAACGATCATGACCATTTAACTTTAATTGTGCATAATCAATAGGATTAATACTACCATCTAATAAAATACCAAAATTATGATGTTGATAAATAAATGGATCAATTGGATTAAAACGAGTATCAGTCATAAAACTATGTGGAATACTAAAATCTCGAACAGTTAAACTAGTTGAAATTGATTCAATTAAAATAATACCATCTGACGTAATATTAACATCTGCATTAATTTTATTCGTTATACCATAATTACCAATATTAAGACTTTCTGGATTTATATATACAATATTATTTGAATTATTTGTTATATTTATAGTTCCTATAGTTCCATAAGAATTTTGATCAACGGGAAACCAATCTCCTCCATTGTTAGGATTAATAGTAGTGCTGATACTTTCAAAAATAATTTTACGAACAGCAGCATCAAGAGGAGTAATATTAGGTAACATATAATTATCTGAATTTAATGGGGTGTAATTTTTCGACCAATCATCTCGATGAGTATAAAATAAAAATCGTTTTCCTGAATTAAAATTGCCATTTTTCATACCCCATATTATTTCTTTTGTTGGATGATTATAATCAAGCCTATAAATTTTATTTGGATCTGTTACTTGTTCAATGCCATTAAATTGTAATTGTTCAATCAAATATTCATGTCCTACTTGAGCAAACCGTCTTCTTTCATCAGTATCTAAATAAATATAATTAACTAAAACACTAACATCACTTATTTGAACAAGTGAATCATCAAAATTTGAATCTTTTATAATTAAATGTTCTTTTGAATTAAGTTGAACATTTAATCTTGCATCATGATATTGTAAAGCGATTAAAGGTATTGATAATCCAATATGTCTATTAAACCAAAATTGTAAAGGAATATAAAGAGTATATTCTGGTTTAATATTTGTATTAAATTCTGTCAATTCAGGAACGTCTCCAATCATATGCGCATATCCTCTTTCATGATCTCCTCTTCTCGCCAATTCATACCAAATATCCAACCATGTTCCATATTGTCTATCAAAAATTGTTCCACCTATAACAAATTCAAGTTGAGTAACAAAAGCATGCCCTAATCGTCTAACCCATGCAAAATTATTACCATTAGGATCAACAGAATTTAATTTAATTTTGATATACATTTTATTAATTAAATCTGCATTTCTAGTAAATATAACTGTAAATTGTCCATTGAAAGTTGGATTACCAATAACAGCCCTTTCAAAGACTTCCATTGAAAAATTTGTATATCTTCTATAAACCACTTTAAAAAAAGTAATTTGTGGATTACCTGTTAAATAAACATCTTGTGCACCATAAGCTACTAATTGCATCAAACCTCCCGACATAATCTTTTTATTTTATTTAATAATATAACTAGTATTTATATTATTAAATAAAATATATCGCGACTAACCTTAATATTGTAAAATACTGTCAACATGATCATCAAGTTCAAAATTATTAACATCTTCAATATATTTGGAAAATTTATATTTATTATATCCAATTTTTTCAATGTCCCATCCAAGATTGGTTGCATTGTAAATTACAAGGATATGTAATACAAGTAATAATATTTCTTTTTCAAAAATATTGGAATTATTTTCATAAAATTTATTATAAATTGGCATTAATAATAATTTATTATATATATTATTAAAAGCAACAAAAATTATACACTTATATTCACATCAAAAATAATATCGTTTCATGATGCTGAAACATACAATCTTTCTAAAAAAATACTTAAAGTTGATGACTATTATAATACTTTATATAAGCTGTAATTTGATGTCTGTGTTTAATATAAAACCTGACAAAGTAAGACATATGACAAATGTATTGACACTTGATGAAATGCATAGAAATAAAATGAAATTATTCCGAGATAAAAAAAACTATTTGCCTAAATTAAAAATTAAATATGAAAAATTTAATAAACGATTAGAACAATTAGAAAATAAAAGTCCAAAAAAATATACTAACGATGATATAAAATTAAAAGCCAAATTAAAAACAGATATTGAAAAATTAAAAAATGAAATATATGACATCAAAAATAACTTGTCTGAAATTGATTATCTAGATAAAACAGCAGATATATTAAATAGATATTATGAAATTATAGAAGAAAATGATGATTTATTATATTTACAAAACCCTGATTTGTCAATGGAAAAAGTTGTTGAAAAACCAAATAAAACAATGGATACACTTGATTTAATTAATTTAATGAATGTTAGAAAAAATAAAAATAAAAAAACTAAAGCCAAAATTACAAAAAGAAAAAAAAATAAAAATAAAAATAACTATGGTGATATTCGTTCTTTTTTTAATGACAAAATTAATAATGATAATAATAATACAAATAATATAAATAACAAAATAACAAGTCGAGCATCATGTTTAGATGAATACAGAATGTTGACCGATAGTAATTATGTTCCTGAACATAAAAGGAATATAAATCCAATTAAAGAATGTGAAAAATGTAATGTGGAAAAAACTTTAAAACAATCTGAAGGTTGTTATGTATGTGAAAAATGTGGAGATTTAGAAATGGTAATTATTGAAAGTGAACGTCCTAGTTATAAAGATTCAAATCATGATAGACCTGGTTATCCTTATAAAAGAATAAATCATTTTAATGAATGGTTAAGTCAATTTCAAGCAAAAGAATCAACTGAAATACCCGAAGAAGTTTATAATAAAATAATTCTTGAATTGCAAAAAAATAAATTTAACGATCTTAGAAAATTAGCAGTTCCTTATATAAAACTCGCATATATGAAAAAAATTTTAAAAAAAATTAATTTACAACAATATTATGAACATATTACTCATATTATTAGCAAACTAAGTAAAATGCCTCCACCAACAATAAATCGAGAAACAGAAGAAGTTTTCAGAGATATGTTTCGTAAAATTCAAATTCCATTTGAAAGAAATTGTCCTAAATCAAGAATAAATTTTTTAAGTTATTCTTATGTTTTACATAAATTCTGTGAATTATTAGAACTTGATGAATTATGTAGATGTTTTCCACTTCTTAAAAGTAGAGAAAAATTAAGAGAACAAGATAATATATGGAAAGCAATATGTAAAGATAAAGATGTTCGCTGGCAATATATTCCAAGCATATAACAAATATTTTTCATACATAATTTATTATAAAAATTATGCATGAAAATAATTTTTTTATTTATATAAATTACTATGAATCATAAATATAAAATAAATGATAAAATTAAAAAAACAATTAAATATTTTGCTTTTTTTTTAATAATAATAATAATTTTAAATTATATACCTTGTCGAGAAATTTCTATTCAAGATATATTAAAAATTTCTATGATTACTACTATCACTTTTGCATCTCTTGATTTATGTTCTCCATCATTAACATTAATTAATAATTAATTATTTAAAAAATTAATATAATAAACCATGCGTTAAATAAACATATTTAAAATAATAATTAAGTAATAAGTATTATAAATGTCACAAGATTCTACTACATATATTGATCATTTAGATGAAGATAAACCACTAAATAGACAAAACTATTTCTGTGTATCTTTTTTATCTCCTGAAGGTATTAAAAATTGTTCCATGAGAGGTTTGAAAATTAGAGGTGTTTATGAAAATAAACAAGATGCTGATAAACGTGCCGAAGAATTAAGAAATGTTGATCCATATTTTCATGTTTTTGTTGGTGAAGTTGGAAAATGGTTACCATGGGACCCTGATGTAAATACAGTTGAAGATAATAAATATGCTGAACAAGAACTTAATGATTTAATGAAAGGTTATAAAGATAATCAAGATAAAATATCAAAAATGGAAGAACAACGTAAACAAGATATGTTAAAAAATGCAGCAAACCGTGAAGAAAATAATAAAAATTCTAAAAAAAAGAAAAAGAAAAAAAATAAAAATAATAATGTTAATAATGATAAAATTAATAATAATGATGATGATAAGGTTAAAAAATTATTAGAAAATAAAGAAAAATTATTAAATAATGAAAGATTAAAATTGAATAAAAATGAAGATGTTATCAACAAAGAAACTGAAGATTTAAATGATATTGATTCTAAATTAAAAAATATTAAAAATTTATATCAACAATTGAAAAATAAAAATTAATTATTTAATGCAAATATTAAATTAATAAATTAATAAATAAATTATATAATCTAAAATATAGATTATATAATGTTATTTGAAATAAAACTAATATCATTTATTATGATGTTTATAGGTATTATATTACTTGTTATACAAATAGTTAAAATAAATGCAAATGGAAGTGAAAATAATGAACGTATTGTATATCGTTATATACCTAGAACTTTTGATGAAGAACAAAAAGATCCTATTCCAGTAAGTGAAATATTTGAAACACTATTTTCACAACCATCTCCATGGGTTGGTAGTATTAAATCATATGACAAAAGAAAAGTCGAAGATATAAATAAATATTTTATAACTCAAAATTAATTCATTTACTATCTTGACTATCTGTTTTATTAATTTTTTTATCAACTCTTATTTTTGTTCCTTTTTTAATATTTTCAATGTTAAACATTTGTTCTTTTTTCATCCATTCAGGATCAAAGTTTTTATCATGAAAATCATTAAATTGTTTACACCCCATTTTTTTTATTTTTATTTTTTTTGCTTTAAACCAATGTATTTTTGATAAAAATGTTTCTCCTGCTCCTCGATTTGATATTACCATTGAACCATGATTTTTAGTTAATTCCATAAATACTTGTCTAAATGTATCAAAATTTGGAAACATTCCTGCATAATGTTCAAATAATCTTTTTTGATTACTTAAAAAATCTTCACATAATAAAAATATGTAATCAAAATTACCTCTCAAAGCTGGACCTATTCCTAAAGGAAATTGCATTGTTAATATAAACATTATTTGATAATGCCTTCCATTATAAAACATTTCTAATATCGGTTGATCTTTTAACCATTTCCCTTTTTCACTTAAACAATCATCCATTAATAAAATTGATCTTGGATCACATTTCTTGCCTTCTTTATATTTTAGAATTGCTTTCTCAACCATTTTTTGCTGTCTTGCCAATAATTTCTGCAATATTTCACTATCATAAGTATAATATATATATGTGCTTGGAAAAAAATCTCCATAAAAACAACTTAATTTATCTGT